CGCCTCGAGGGTAGAACCACCACACCTCACCAAACCTGGGAACCTTGCATGCCCACACCTTTTGACGCTGGGTGTAGTTCAAGTTGTCGAAGAAATAGTTTTGGTTCATCGGGTTGGGAATTTCTTTGACCACCCCGTTGTAGAGCATGAATCGATCAACGCCCACCCAGTAATAAATACCGTCGTACTCAATGACTGCTGAAGACGACATGAACGATGATTGACTTGTGATGATGTCGTAACGCCAGTAAGTCGTAGCGGCAAAATTTGCCGTGCCAGGAACGCCCAGTGATTGCGGCGCATAAGACACGCGAATCAGGCTATCCAAGGACCAAAATAGGCCGCTAGGCGCGTTAGAACCGCCTCGGACTGGTAAGCCTTGCAAGATCTTGCCCGTGGCCGCATTGACCTGATTGGCGTCTGCTGAGACCCAATCATCAATGTCACCTGCCGAGCAATTCCAAATCAGGCCATCATTGCCATAAACAAAAACATACGGATGCAATGAGACGACACCGCCTGAAATGGATACTTCATTGTCAAAGGTCAGTGTCGTCGTGCTTGAAGCTGTTGCATTGGCACTCAATGTGACTGTCGTTGCGACGACAGAAACCACGGTTGTACCGGCAGGAATGCCATAGCCTTTGACGACTTGCCCTGCGGCAATTTTAGGATCAAGTGCTGCAAGCGTGACGGTGGCAGATCCACTTGTAACCACGCAACTATCAACCGCAAAAAGGCCTGCAGCCCATAAGGTCGTGCCCGTTAAAGGGCCGCATAAAAGCCTAGTATTGATTTCTGAGTCAATGCTGTCTAAGTCTTGCGAAGGATGCGCTACAAGCAGATTGGTTTGATAACTGACCGTGTCAGTAAAAGTATCAAACTGCCATGAATTCATGTCTGATGCAACAAACGGCGAATCAATCGTTGAGACTTGCAAGACTAGGCCCGAGCCACCACCACTTCCCAGGCTTGCATCAGTTGCGGTTAACAAGTCACCAGCCACAAACCTAACGCCGCCACCTGTAATTGTGGCCGCGGTGATGACACCCGCTGTCACTGTAATTGTGGCCACAGCACCCAGGCCAGTACCCGAGGTGCTATAAATCAAAGGCACATTGGTATAAGTTGCACTTGCATAGCCCGTGCCACCATCCACAATGCTTAAAGCAGTGACCGGGCCGCCAAAGCTAAAGTCTGTAACGCCAGAACCCACGCCAGTATTGCTGATGGGCACAACTTGCAAGCCATCGCTATAGCCACTATAGACATTGTTGTACTGATTCCTTACCACTACAAAAACGCCCCGTGAGGGGCCTGCAAGGTTATTAACGATCTCTCGATAACCACCCATCTTTCGTGGTCGCGCTAAGCCACCCCCAAACTTTTGGAAGCGCACCCAGCGGCCATCGGTATAGAACTCCTTATCAAAGATCGTGCCGTCCCTTTGAATGCCAGGCTTGGTATCAAGCGCAAAGACCTTATTGGTCATTAGAAGGTGCCCCCACTAACACCGCCCGTAAAGTTGCCTGTACCTGTGACATCGACGCCATTCGCATTGACATCAACAATCTGAGTTCCCAGCACTGAAATACCAAAACGCCCTGCGCCAGGCCTGTAAATGCCCGTATTGGTCTCAGATCCAAAGTTAAGTGATGGGCTGCCAGCAGAACCGTTAACAAGGCTAAACGAGGTGCCGCCTGCTTGCGTGGTATTAGCGTTAAAAATGTTTGTGCCATCGCAAAAAAGCGATGCCTGACCTGATGCGGGAACCGTGGCCGTATTGGCACCTACAGCGCCCGTTGAAATGGTTAGCGTAAAACCACCGGCCGTAGTTTGATTGCTGATGATATAAAAATTAGTAACGGGCGGGACAATGATCGTGACATCATTGCTTAAGACGCCGTTATAAATTTGTATGACATTGGCAGCTTCGTTGGCTGTCAGCGTGTAGGTTCCATTTGTGACTGTTTTGGTCAGTACGCCAAACTCAAACTGCGTGCTGACGCCATAACCGATCGTGACAAAGGCCGTTCCCGTTGAAACAATAAAGGCCGACTCGCTGGGCTGGAAGGCTTTGGTTAAAGCGCCATCAATCAATTGTGAGCCTGGCGCATCCAGGGTAAGCGTGCCCGTGCCATTGTTCTTGATGAGCATGAACCAGCTATCACCCACCGTTACCGCTGAAGGCAAAGTCACCGTTGTAGCGCCACCACCCCATACATAAGTCTTAGCGCGATCGCCATCAACAAAGGATTGGCTTGCGACAATTGAAACCACAGGATGGCTTTGATTAAGCGTCAGTCCCGAAGCCAAAAGGCCAGCACCAGCAAGCGTGGCCGCATCAGCACTTGAGGTCCCAGCACCAAATTCAAAGTTGGACCATGAGCCTGCTTCAGTGCTGTTATTGGTCAGGTAAATGTAGCGTGATGTGCCTGATGCGATGGCAACGATCGTGCCTGTGCCGTCATAAGTCTTAACGGTAAAGGTATGAGCGCCCGTGTTTTTAATGAGCGCGTCTTGACCCACTGAGACTTGATCAGCAGCAGGCATGCGCAACTCAAGGCCGGCACTGGAGGCTGACACATCCATAATGCGTGCTGCCGGGGTGTCGGTACTGAGGTTGCCATTGATAGGCCACACCAACTGCAAGTTGGCAGTCAGTGTGATGGATTCATACGAGACATCCGTAGGCTGGACGACATCGCCAGTGAAGGGACTGGTATAGCTCATGATTAACTATCCGCGGCAATGGCCTGGCGATCAGCGATACGCAGCTTATCCTCGGCCATGAGGGTTTGCATGATGGCGTCATACTGCGCTTGCCACACGGGAGTGCGCTCGTCATTCTTCAAAAACGGCATGGCTTGTAAGAGCGACCCATAAAGCAATGCTTGCGGCGCGTAAACCGTAAACCAATTGGTTTGATTCGTGATGTCTAACGGCGCGACACGCTCGTAATAAAGCACTTCAAAGTTGTAGGCGATCGTTGGCGTCGGCGCTACGAACCAGTGCGTGTAATCGTAATCACAATAAAACTTTGGCACCCCAGTCAGCGTCGGATCAGGCCAATACTCACGCAAGTATTCATACTTTCGTAGCAGGACAGGGTAACGCTTGCCTGCCACTGTGATGTTCATGGACACGGTTTTGTGCCAGCGCGCAGGCTTGTCAATGACTGGGTTTGCCGCGTTCATCGCGCTGTTTTGCACGGTCAGATTGCCAAGAAACTTGATCTGGCTGGCAATGACTTGTTCAGCAAGTCCAATAAAGGTAGGAATACGAGCCACGGTCTCGGCGTCGGTGCGCTCCAGGTACTGCTGGATGTCCGTCACCAGGTTGTTGTAGGTCATTGCGTAGGCCATTACCACACCTTCTTCTTGATCGATTCGGGCTGGGGCACAAATTGCTTGCCTTGCCTCATGCCTTCACGCTTGGCTCGAGTTGTTGCCGCGTATTCAGAAGGTGTGAGCTTCTCTCGTGCTGCCTTGGGCAAGTAACGCTCGCCGGTTGCCTTGGGTCCTTGAGTGCTGGGCTTGCCACTGCGCGTACCCCAGTCCTCTTTGGTCCACTTTGAGAGCGAATTATCCGCTTTTTTAGGCCCTTTGTAACCCCCGCCTGACTGCTTGTATTTCTGGGTGGCTAACTGCGCTTTACGGGCGCTCCACTGGCCTGGGTTGCCCCCTTTGCCGGAAGCTTTCACGGATGCAACGATGCGTTTCCACTTGGCCGGATCTGACTTAGTTGCTGATGTCATCAATCACCTCTCAGGTAAAGCGATTTTTCAGCGTTACGGCGACGAACCAGGCCTGGCAATACCTTGCCACCACCCATGGTCCATGCCATGAAAGCCTCGGCAGCACCGCTAAAGTCGGCGCGGTTGTTTTTCATTCTTATCGTAGACCGCTGATAATTCCCGACTCCAGCGTTGAACGCAAAACTGACCACAGCGTCGAAGCTTGACTGACGGCCAGCAAGATTAGGAGACATTCGCAGTACACCGCGCTCAAAACGGACGAGATCATCCTCAAAAAGGCGATCAATCTCCTCCTGCGACCAAGTGCGATTATCCTGGGCTGCGAGCGGGTAGTCCTTGCGAAGGATGCCGGTATAGCCATCTTTCCTTAATACGGGTAGTTTGATCTGATCTTGATACAAAACATGGCCATAACCGATGGTCCAAATGTGAGCAGGGCATAAGTAAGGCTTAAGACTCTTACCCTCAAAGCGGTGCATCAAATCAATGCCAGCCTGCCCTGTTTTCATTTTTTCTGCCAGCTACGCGATCCAAACCAAAAGCCAATGATGCCGCCAAGCATCGCCATTTCATCATCAGAAAAGATGATCGTACTGACCCGAACCAGGTCATCAATGTTTTGCACAAGATGCGGGTGCTGCCAGACGTAATAAGCAAGCACGCCGTTGATTGCGATGAGTTCTAAGATGAGCAAGTAAGTGACGTTAGGCCGTACCGTGCCAATGT